TTAGGTGTTGACGGCCTTATTCGTAAGGCTCTGAAATATCGCTGGGGGATAGATCTCAACACACAGTTTTTAAATCAGAAGCTGGCTATGGAGTCATCTGCGTCCGATGAGGATGCTACGATTGACCTCCGCGGCGCTTCTGATTGTGTCTCTCTTATGGCGTGTTATTTGTTGTTGCCAGAGAGTTGGTTAGCCTTATTACTCGATCTTCGGTCTGAGAACATCCAGATCGGCGAAAGGTATGCGGGTTGTAAAACAACCTTACCCCTATCCAAAATATCGGCTATGGGGAACGGTTTTACCTTTGTCCTCGAATCTTTGATTTTTGCAGCAATCGCTCGCGCGACTATGCGAAGAAAGAAGATAAAGGGTAATCTAGCTATTTTTGGGGATGATATCATTGTCCCTAAGGAAGCAGCGCCTTTTCTTATTGATCTCCTTAATTTGTTTGGATTTGAGATTAATGTCGATAAGACATTTGTTGAGGGTCCTTTCAGGGAATCATGTGGCGTAGATTGCCTCAATGGTACTAACATCCGTCCCTTCTTTTTAAAGAAGCCGGTCGAGACAGTTATGGACATTTGGTACGTTCATAACAGTTTGTTCGTGCTCGAACGGCGCCTCCCTGAACTCTGGGAGGTTTCCTTTGCGAAGACACGGGCTTGGTTACGTCGATATATCCCTCGCGGGTATAGAGACTGCGCCGGCCCTCCATGTCAAGCATTGGATTCGTACTTGTTTGTACAAGGGACTGGTTTTGACTTGAACGGTATGGCTAAACACAAGTGTATCGTGTCTAGGCCTATAAACTTTTCGAGCAGAGCCCCTGACTTTCTTTTTCGCAAACTTATGGCGCCGTTACGGCAATATGAGTCAGCGACAAGTCAGGCTAGATTGGAAGAATTCGCGATCTCCAAGATCTTTGGAATTGCGATGGACCTCCAGTCAGGATGGAAAACTGGTGGCACGGTTTATCATAACATGAGAAGATCATCCTCGTGTTTTGATGTTACAATCCGTGGTGTCGTTGTTTTTGTAAAAACGACGCGGTTGACCTGGAAAGTCTAGGTCTGCTCTAGTCAAGCCGATGGTCAGACGATTAGCATACATTGTAT